CTCTCCAGAATGCGTATCACAAATGGCATCATCAAGGAAGTGATGTTCTTTGTCAAAAATTTAATACAATTAAAAAAACAAATATCTCAGTAGAACAACTGAAACCCTAAATAGAGTGGCCTTACTGATGACTCATGCCTGAAGAAGCAAAGATTGAAGAGAAAAAGAAAGGCCCGATCGGAAAATTAAAGGAGAAGATTCTTCCTGATGAATCAGAAGAAGCAGCGATCATTTCAACAATGGTTAGACTTGGTGTATTGGTGTGGTCTGGGGGAATTTTGACATTGAATTATGTTACAGTACCTGGTATACCACAGCAGAAAATTGATCCGACTTTTATAGCTTCAGTTTTTACAGGAGTTTTGGCAAGTTTCGGAATTCAGACAGCATCTAAGAAGGGTGACGGCACAATGAAAATGGATGCTGCTGCTAAGGCTGCTGCTAATGGTGGTGGTGCAATCACCAAAGCAGACTTAGAGAAACTGATTGCTGCTGCGTCTCAGATTGCTCCTTCTCAAACCATTAGAGTTGAACAAGGCCCAATCAAAATCGTAACAGACTCAGAACAACCACCTTACAAGATGTGATATGAAACCTTACCTGAAGTGGATTGCCATTAGCGTTGGCAGCGTAGTAGCAATCGCACACATCGGGGTGTTGGGGCATTTAATCAGAAGGCAACCTGAAAGGATTCAAGTTCCAACGATTAATATTCCACGCGGCACTCCTTATTCCTCCTATAAGATTGAATCAGGTAAGGACGGATATACAATTGAATATAAGGCAAACGATCCTGCTATTCTTGAGTCACAGAGATCATTACATCTTGATCAAGATAAGAAAGGACTCTTTGGCAGAAAATTTGAGCAGCGAAGAGAATGGAGACGTGATCAATACACTGCGGAAGGTGTAAGGAACATTGGAGGTACCTTAACGTCGGACGATGAGGGAAAGAGTGTCCTAAGCGCAGAGTGTATCGCGGCGGACGCTGGAGCACGATCACAAGGTGCGATGGCAGGTAGTGCTATTGCTACTGGAGTTGCTGTCCCTGCAGTAATGAACATTCCATACGTTGGTTGGTTAGCAGCAGGATGGGTTTCACTACTAGGAAACAACGTTGGTTCTGCAGCAGGTTCTATGGTGAACTCTGCAATCAGTGACTGTTAATGAATTTATTTCTTCGTCCTTTAGAAGATGTAATGATGTCACCTGGAGTATCATCTGGCGTCTCATCATTTTTCTAGCGGGTGTTTTGTATGTCGTTGTCTATATACTAGGAATTGACGAGAGAGAAGAACATGGGAGCCATGACACCCCCAAGCAGGAAGAGTTGCTACAACTTCCGAGTGACGGAGATTAATCGTGTTCTTGACGGCGATACTATTGATGTCACCATTGATCTTGGGTTTGACTTATACAAGAAAGAAAGAGTTAGAGTTGCAGGCGTTGATACGCCAGAGAAGAGAACGAGAGATCTAGAGGAGAAAGCACTTGGAAAAGACGCAACCGAATGGCTCAAAGCAAAACTGGAATCGACTATCGCTGGTGATGATGAGTTGTCTGTTAGGACTGAACTTGTGGGTGGTGTGGGTAAGTATGGACGCCTTCTTGGTTGGTTATATATTGGAGACGCAGAACTATCACTGAACGAGCAGATGATTACTGAGGGATATGCGTGGGAATACGATGGGGGCACTAAGCAAAAGAATTTTGAAGAGTTAAGAGAAATTCGTATAGCACACGGAACTTTAGTTGAGTAAAAATGGCTTTTCACCTCAAAAAAACTACACTAGAAAAAGAAGTTTACTATAAGGGTGGATTAGTATGGACTGATGTGTATGATGATAGAAAATCATACGCAACCAGTGCTTTAGCACAAGCAGATATTGATGAGATGTCTTCTCCCCTGATTAATGAAATAGAAAGGCCAAAAATTAGGGGCACTATTGTAGAAGAGTAATGCCACAGATTCCTGATATTCGTCTTAATAATTTAAGAATACGTGACATTGGAGTTCAAGATGTGCCGAGAGCATTAACAACTAATCCACCCATAGCAATACCTGTGTATCCACCCGTAACAAGTCAGGTGGGTACACCAATTGTTAATATGCCTGGGTGTGTTCAGGCACACAAAGATAATAAAGAGAATGTCAATCTAAAGGAAGAAGATGATAAGGGTACGATGACTCTGTGTGATGCAGGTACTCCTAGTTTCAGTCCGATAGATTATGATGCAAATAAGTTAGATATTACTCAAGAGGCACCACCACTTCCAACTATAAAATCTCCTGAGAAAGAAGAAGAGGATACTGAAACAGACACTGAAGCAGATACACCACCGCCACCACTACTAGCAAATGCAGAGTGTCCTACAAGAGAGCAACAGTTAAAGAATCCTGTAGGAAAATTATTACAAAATAATAAAAAGATAGTCAGGTATGAGACAGTAGGAAAAGAATGTCTCCCTGTATTTGAGAATTTAAATATACCAGATCAGATTGTTGCTAACCTACCATCACCAGGTGCTGTAACTGTTACCGCCTCAATTGCTGCAGTTGCGACGACCTCTGCACTGCTTGCAAAGCCTCTTGCTGATCTTTTGTTAAAGGTTGTGAAACCGACTGTGAAGAAGGTGATAAAGAAGATTGCCGCCTTACGGGGTAAGAAGATCCCGCCGCAGTCGAAAGGGGAGCGCCAAACTGAGCAGCGTCAGAGGAATCACGCTGTGAAGGCACTGCGCTCTGTTCGCCCACTGAAGAAGTAGGAGGAATACTATGACGGTGTGGTGCAATATTAGTTTTATTTTGCACCATTACATCCGCACATATTGCTCTGTAAGGGCTACGTGGATGGAAATAAATTCCCTGTTGTAATAACTGCCCACAATTCTTGAGTCTGGCTAACTCAAAGTCTAAGCGTTTATTGGCAACTAGTTGTTTTTGAAGTTGAATTTGTGTATCTGCTGCTGCTTTACAACGCTCTTGCAATCCACCATCAAGAGGTAGGGAGAGTGTTGCAGATAAACCAACACTTGTACTACTATTTGCTGTCATACCAGTTCTAACTGGTTTCTGCCAGAGTTGATGTCCTGGATTATCAGGTACTCCATCCCCCTGTACTTCCATGATAGTGATGGGCATGTCAGCACCATCTTCATATGCTCTTACAGTTTCACCTTCTGCATTTGTATATGTTCTATCATCATACCAAGACTCCCAAGGCCAGTTCTTTACATTCTTGGTGACTTCTACTATTCTTCCTTCAAAATCTCTGTTATCATATTGAGGTTCCATATAGAAAGTTTCAAATGGATCCTTATCACTACGAGCATGAGTAATATATGGGGTGAAATTAGCAGTTGGGCCTTGACAACTGATCCCACCCCCGTAGGTGTTAGTGATATACGGGCCTTGTAAAACTTGAATAGCTTGGTTGGTAACCGATCCTGAACTATTTGCGATTGGATTTGCGGTTGCACTCACACCCCCGACATCCGCTGCAATCGCAGTCGGGGCACTTACAACCACACTCAGGGCAGATAGGCATAATACTTTTACTGGGTAAAGACTGAAGTTGTATCTGTGACGCTTGTCACTTCTGTGGTTCTTTGAATTATAGTTTGATTCGTTATTCCTGGCCCCTGGTAGGTGCTTGTGAACTGGAATGCTGCTCCTGGTTCTGTGATTGTGAAATTGGAGTTGTTGAAGTTCAATCCAGTTGCAGAACTTGTAACTTGTCCTTCGATTCCTCCTAGGGGAGTCACTGTCACATTGTTGGTTACTGTTGGGGGAAGGAGTGATGCTCCGTTGTTGGATACGTTTGTTCCAGATACTGTGTATTGCCATCCTGTTGCATAGTCTATAGAGTTAATCGTTTCAGTTTGCTTACTTGTCGTCTCCGTGTGGCTCGTCATGGATCCTTGGCTGAAATTTGGGACCACGGGGACCGCCAGTACAGCGGCAGGAATAAGACTTACTCCCACCGCAGACATCACAATATATATGATTGTCTTTCCAAAAGTCATGAATTTTTGCCTCGCTCATATTTAGTCGATCACAGTGATCTCTGAGACAAATTGGCCAACGGCTGTAGAACCAGCTCCACCAGCAGTAACCGCGATACCACCGTCTGTAGCAATAGTACCTGCCAGGTTACCAGCAGTTCCAGCAGTGTAAGAAGTCTGACTGGAGAAGTTACCAACATCGCCTACAGTAGGAGCTGCGGTTGGAACTGCATCACCTTGCAGGAAAGAAGAACTAAATGAGAATGCTTCTCCAGCTGTTGCCTGAGTTGCAGAGATTGCTCCAGGAGCATAGACACCACTGGTGATTGTACCAGTAGATATAGTACCTGCAGTAGTCCCGTCCGTGGTATTTACGTTAGATCCAGATACACTATATTGGGAACCCAGTCGAGTTGCAGTGGTTCTTGCACTATCTACAGTGAGTTGGACACTTGAACTCATTTTATGAACCAGTCCTCCTGCATGTGCTGCAGGTGCTGCCATCAAAATCATTATTAATGGAAGAAATCTTCTCATTATTTGCAGTACTTTGGAGTGTTTATTTATTTAGAGGGATGTTTTTTACAAAAAGAATTATTGTTTGTGATGATACTTGACATATTACTGAAGTATGACTAGGATAGGTTTGTCAGGTTTGGATGAGAGTTTAAATAAATAACTAAAAACTTGGGAAATGGATGACGATAGTATTGAGCTAACTGTTACTTGGTGTATTGGTGGATAATTTTTCTATTTTTTTATTTGCTATGGCTGGCATCTCTATGCTTGTAGGTGCTTTTTATTTAATAAATAGCGCTGCTAGTTCCAAACCTATGAGAGATTATAATGCTGGGCGCTTGACTGGTACTTGGACTACTCAGGTAAAAAGACCAGTGCATCCTGAGATGAAGGATGTAGAACCAGGAACAGAATTAATGGGAGTTAATTTTGGAAAGACTGAGTGTAATTTGGAAGAGTATAAGGATCTTCAAGCAAGGATTGATGCATTAAGAATTGAATTGGAAGATCAATTTGAAGATGGAGATGATGATGAGGATGATGGTGGATCTACTGTGGTATTAAATCGATGACTGAAATTAATTGGAAAGAAGAACTTGCTAATTGGGAGGAAGAGTATATGGAGATGAGGGACTGTGATCCTGGTCCTGCTCTTACTGATGTAGAAGTAGACATTCTTCAGGGTGATGTGTTAAAATCTAATGAGGGCATGATCTTTGGCGGGATGTATGCTGATTGGAAAAAACGTAAAGGATTACCATCATGAAAAATACTGAAAATTACGAAAAACTTCTAGAGAGATTTTATAAAAGAACTACTCAATTAGAAGATAGGCAATCTGATTTGGAAGATGCCTATCAAGAATATATGCAATTGGATAGGGATTTAGATAGGTTAGTAGGTTCTATTCAGGCAGTAGAATATCTTGCTTATGGTAAACTTCCTGGTGATGGTAATCATGGTGGTATGGAAGATCATCATCCTAGAGAATAAAGCACAATCCCGTTTTTTCATGACTATTTGGTTTTATGAGCACCTTCTGAACCACTGCCACTGGGTTTGGGTTCGCTTGCTTGATGATGCACCACAGGACGCCATCCACAAGCGTCTCACCCGCATTTTTGATATTGGCATGGGTGATTCAATGAGGTGCTACATGAAGGCAAAGGGAGAGTGGTAAAGCACTCTTTCTACCCTCTCTAAAGACTCTCTAAGCGTCTCTAAGGCGCTTCTTTTTGACATTATGCTATCGTCATGGTAGAATCCTAATATGATTAAACTTCGTCCTCATTAAATGATTAAACTTCGTCCTCATCAGGAGCGTATTGTTGCCTCTATGGTAGCTAACCGTAAGGGACAGGTTATTGTCCCTACAGGTGGCGGCAAAACTTTGTGTATGATTAAGGATGCACAAAGAGAGTTTAATAGTGGTAACAAGTGGGGTTTTATTTTAAAGCAACCTGATAGAAAAACCATTGTAGTTGTATCCCCACGCATACTACTAGCACAGCAACATTCTAATGATTTTGATGATTGGTTAGGTGTACATCCTTTGCTTCAGCGTAGGATACTGCATGTACATAGTGGAAAAACATCACATTATTCCACTACAGATTCTAAGAAGATTAGTGAATGGAATGATGAGAATAGTAAGTATAATAGGTTAATTTTTACCACATATCATTCATTACATAGAATACAAGAAGCAAAGATTCCTGTAGATATAATATACTTTGATGAGGCACATAATAGTGTTCAGAGACATTTTTTCCCTGCTACTGAGTTTTTTGCAACTAGAGATGGAATTCGCTGCTATTTCTTTACTGCTACTCCTAAGCATTCTCTTTCTATTTCACATCCTGGAATGAATGATGAGGAGATTTATGGTAAAGTGTTGGAGCAAGTTTCTGCTCCTGAGTTAGTGCGTAAGGGATATATTCTCCCTCCTAAAGTATTAGTGAAGCAACTAGAAATGATTAAGGTAGGGCGTCCATCAGTGGAGCAAGATGCAGAGAATTTGTTAGCAACTATCGATGAATCTGGTGTTGATAAAATATTAGTTTGTGCAAGAAGAACAGCACAGATTGTTAACATGGTTAGTGAGACTAACTTCTGCAATCAGTTACAAATGCGTGGTTATAATTGGATGTATATAACTTCCAAGACTGGTGCAATTATCAATGGCACAGAAGTTGGGAGGGATAAATTCTTTGATACATTGACAAAATGGGGCAAAGAAAAGGAGATGAAGTTTGTAGTTATGCACCATAGTATTTTGAGTGAGGGTATCAATGTCCCAGGATTAGAGGCAGCATTGTTTATGCGTAACATGAATTATATTGCCATTAGTCAGACTATTGGTCGTGTAATTCGTAAAGGTAATGAAGACAAGAAGTTTGGGTTGATTTGTATACCAATCTATGATAGAGTTGGTATTAGCACTGCTAAAAGTGTTAATGCTGTTGTTGATACTATTTTCAACAAAGGTGAGGCAGCAGTTACTATAACTAAGAAATGAGGTTGATAGTAACTGAATCTCGCAAAGTGTATCCTTAGTGTAGTTTGCCTTTGACATTATGCCTGCTCGCCGCCGTTCTGCAAAGATCGCTGAGGCACCAGTCAAAAAGTCACCTTCTCCTAAGGTTACAGTCACTAAATACACAAAACCACTTGATGAAATTGAAATGACTGAAACTCCCGTTGAATCGCCCAAAGGTAAGGATCGCAAATTTGCTCCAACCCGTCCTGAAAAACCTAATCTAACCTATGTTGATTATGTTGAGGATTTCAAAGCTAGGATGCAAATCAACAACTACGAAGTGATTGAGTTCATTGATGATTGTAAGAGAGCATATAAAAATGTTCACCCTTACATCATCAAAGCATCAGACTATACAGTCAAAACATTCAACCAACTTCGTGGACAATTGCAATCTGATCCTGTGGGTGTTACATCAACAACACAGACAGAAGAATAACGGACACAGGAGGGTTTAACCCCTCCTAATCCTTATTAGAGGAACATGGTTATGTTAGTACCAAATTGGAAGCATCACTCCAAGAAGGAGCAGAAGAGAAAACTTAAACCGCAGGCAATGAGAGCACGACGTGAAGCATTGCGCCACTTCAAAAAGCGTTACATGACATTGCTCAATTGGAAGGACTTTACAACAAAGACAAAAACTGATATATAAAAGGCGTATTAATCGCCCTTTTTAATGAAAATTTTTCTTGATACCGCCGATACTGAAGTTATCAGTAACGCATATAATACTGGATTGATTGATGGTATTACCACCAACCCTACACTCATCATGAGAAGTAGTAGAGATCCTGAAACTGTTTATCAGGAGATCGCAGATATTGGTATCGGGGATATCAGTATGGAAGTGGTGGGAACTGAAGGAGAAATGTATTGCGAAGCCAAGCGTCTCTATGAGAAGTTTGGACACGTATGCACCGTTAAAGTTCCCTGCACCCGCGAGGGACTTGCTGTCTGTAAGTCTCTCTCTGATCAAAACATCAGAGTCAATGTCACATTGATCTTCTGTGCCGCTCAGGCCGTCCTTGCTGCCAAGGCAGGGGCAACTTATGTTTCACCTTTTGTGGGACGCCTTGACGATCAATCTGTCTCAGGATTAGAGGTTGTTCGTTCGGTCTCTGAACTGTATCGTATCCATGGAGTCAGGACTCAGGTTCTTTCTGCATCGATTCGTAGTGTCCAACGTGCCATTCGTTCTTGGTACAATGGGGCCCAAATCGTGACAATGCCACCAAAAGTCTTCGATCAGATGTATGATCATATTCTAACCGATAAAGGATTAGAAATTTTCGACAAAGATTGGGAGTCTGTCAATGCAAAAATTCAATGAGGTTACACTCAATATAACTGTAGCAATCATTGACTTCCTGCACAAAGGAAGAGACTATCAACGTTTTTGGGTGCTTGAGGAAGAGGATATAGATAGTATAGTAGAGGATTAGATATGAATAACTTTCCGAGTGAATCACTTAAGCCATATCCAGGTAAGTTTGAACCTCTTAGGGAAGATAAGAAATTAAAGATGCGTAATCAATTAGAAAAACTTTACAAAAAAGAAAATGAAAAAAGTTAAAGCTGGATTCGACAAATTAGTTGAATGGGATAAGAATCTACTTAAGAAGTTCCAAGATAAGTTTGGACTTTCTGATTATCAAGTAGTGTGTATTTCATTTGCTAAAGGATTTATTATTGGAGCAATATTATTATGACTTGGTATAAATTTTGGGAACTTCCTGTTGAAGAAACGGTAGATCCTTATATTGCTGAATTAGAAGAAAAGGGTTTTCGTTATAATGAAGTAGATGATAGGTGGCAGCGTGTATGGGCAACCGTAACTAAAACTGGAACAGAGATAGTATTAGAAATTCGTAAGAAAGATGATGAAGGGTGGTGGTATAGTATGGTTGATAATAATGGTGAGGAATTCTATAGATATCTAAAAGTAAAACTAAATATTTAAAAAAAA